CAAAAAGGCGTATTCATTAAAGATTTAGAAAGGTTACTCAAATGATTAAAACTCGAGACCAATCTATTTTTGACGAATTGTTCAAACGAATCCAAGCTTTGGGGTATACCGTTTATGATTATAAGCAAATGAATGAAGTGGGCTATCCATTTGTTGAAATGGAAAGTATTCAGATAATTCATGAACCAAATAAAACAGATATCAAAGGCACAGTAAGTCTTTCATTGTCTGTTTGGAATAAAGCCGAAAAAGCAGGTCGTGTACTAGCTTCAAAAATGGCAAGTAATATATTTAATCAAGCATTGAATATAAGTACCACAGAGGGCTATTATTGGGCTTTGAATTTACAAGCAAGTACCATTCAAATGCTGGACGATACAACAACACATACACCGCTCAAGAGAGCGTTGATTAACTTAGAATTTAGACTAAGATAGGAGATTTAATATGGCAGAATTAACAGCCAAACAGGGTAAAGATATCATCTTGCTCTATCGTTTGCTTAGTAAAGCAACAAAAGAAGCCGCTTGGAAACTTGCTTTCCAAACAGAACACTCGAATGAAAAAACTCGAGATTACAATACCACAGCTACCAAAGATGGGACAATAGGTTCTCTTGCAGCAATTGAATACAGTTTATCTGCCACATCTATTGCAGCAAATGGTGACCCACATCTTGACGAAATGGACAAAGCGTTTGATGATGGAGAAATTATTGAAGTGTGGGAAATTGATAAAGCTGAAAAAGGATCTGACGGAAAGTACAAAGCTAAATATCTTCGTGCTTATCTTACAAGTTTCTCTTATGAACCTAACTCAGAAGATGCGCTTGAATTGAGTTTAGAATTTGGAGTGTTTGGTAAACCTCAAAAGGGCCAAGCCACACTAACTGAAGAACAAGCTAATGTTGTTCAGTATGTCTTCAAAGATACTGTTGCGGGATAAAGCTGAAAATATTACTGGCTCTGCCTGGAGTACAGTTGTAGAAGTGACAATTTAAATACTATAAACAAAAGGCTAGAGATTCGCTCTAGTCTTTATTTTTTAAGGAGAAATAAAAATGGAATTAACAATTAATGGCAAACAGTATGTTTTTATCTTTGGTTACCGATTCATTAAGGAATTGAATAAAAAAAATGAAGTCACAGAGCGTGGGATGACTTTAAAAGCCGGCTTAGATAATGCTTTGATGAACTTCTTTAGCGGAGATATCGAAACACTTGTTGAAATGCTAAAAACTGCGAATGCAACAGAAAATCCTCGTGTCTCTGAGAAAGGGATAGTTGAATGGATTGAAGAAAATGGAGTTGATGCGCTTTTTGATTTAGTACTCGAAGAGTTAAAAAAGTCGGAATTTACCAAGAAGAAAACGTTGAACTTCGAGAAAGAAGTCAACAAAAATCTACAGTAACAGATTTTGACAAACTCTATGAACAAGTTCAGTTAAATTGTTTGCGTTATCTCGGAATTGCTAATCTAAGAGATATAGAGCGCATGACCATTTCGGAGTATGAATTAAGGCTGAAAGCTTATAGGCTAAAAAGACTTGATGAGCAAGAATCTATTTACCAACAAGCATGGGCAAATTGGCAAGTTCAATCAACTAAGCAACAAGGTAAGAAGCAAGTTCCAGTTTATTCGACCTTCAAGAAGTTTTTTGATAAAGAAAAATACGAAAATGATATTTTTGGAATCGAAACTTCGGACAGTGCTTTTAAAAAGGACAAAAAACTAATTAACCTCATGAAAAAAGCAAATAAGTAAGAAAGGAGGAAAAACATGGAATCTTATAGTGTAGAAGCGGTTCTGAGTGCTGTTGATAAAAATTTCACTTCAACCATGAATAAAGCAGATAGTTCAATGGGAACATTGAACAAGAACTCACAAAATACAAATACTTCTATCCTAGATATTGCTAAGGGTGTTGGGGTTTTTAAACTTGTTGATTCTGCGGTAGGTTTGGTTAGAAATTCATTAGATGGTGCAATTAACCGTTTTGATACTTTGAATAAGTATCCTGTTGTAATGCAGGCGCTTGGTTATTCTGCTTCTGATGTTGATAAATCAATGGCAAAACTGAATAAAGGAATTGATGGCTTACCTACTTCTCTTGATGAAATTGTATCCAGTACTCAACAACTCGCTATATCTACAGGAAGCTTAACAAAAGGAACTGATACAGCTATTGCATTAAACAATGCTTTTCTAGCTTCTGGTGCTTCAACTGCAGATGCAAGCCGAGGAATGCAACAATATGTTCAAATGTTATCTAAGGGAACTGTTGATATGCAATCGTGGCGAACACTTCAAGAAACAATGCCCATTGCAATGGATAAAGTTGCTAAGTCTTTTAAAGACCAAGGTGTAAATTCGGTTAGTGATCTATATGATGCTTTACAAAGTGGGAAAATTACATTCGATGACTTCAATAGTCGATTAATTAAATTGAATGACGGTGTTGGAGGCTTTGCGGAACTTGCTAAGAAAAATTCAGCAGGGATAAAAACCTCGTTCAAAAATGTAAAAACAGCAGTAGTGAAAGGTTTGGCGAATGTTTTATCTGCAATTGATAACGGAATGAAGAGCGCTGGTCTTGGTTCAATCGCTCAGAATTTTGACAAGTTAAAAACTGTAGTTAATCAAGTTTTTAGTACAATTACAAAATCTATTCCTCCAGTTATTAGTGTAATTGCAACATTTATCAAATTGATAGGAAATATAATTAATGCACTAAAGCCGTTCTTGCCCGTATTATTGCCAATAATTACAACTTGGGGAGCATTCATGGTTCAGCTCAAAGGTGTTGGGGCAGTTGTAAAAACCTTTAACCAAGTTAAGTCTGCAATAACAGGAGTGATGAGCACAATAAAAATATTGTTCGCTATTATGGCTGCTAACCCAATTACTGTAATCATTGGATTAATAGCTGCCTTGGTAGTTGGTTTTATTTATTTCTGGAACACAAGTGAAGATTTTCGTAATTTCTGGATAGGATTATGGGAAGGAATCAAAAAAGCGGTTGATACTGCAGTAAAAGGAATTCAAAACGCTTGGAATGCTACTGTCAAATGGTTCACTGATACCTGGAACAACATCAAAAACGGAGCGAAAGGGCTTTGGGATGGAACAATCCAAGGTGCAAAAGATGCCGTTGATAGTGTTAAAAATGCTTGGAATGGCATCAAGGAGTGGTTCGCTAATCTTTGGAAAGGTACAACAAGCGGCTTAGCTAGTGCTTGGGATAGCGTTACAACAACCTTAGCTCCATTCGTTGAGACAATCAAAACAATCTTTCAACCAATGCTTGATTTCTTTAGCGGATTATGGGGGCAAGTCCAAACTATCTTTGGTTCAGCTTGGGAGATTATTAAGACGGTTGTTATGGGGCCTGTTTTACTACTCATTGATTTAATCACTGGGGGCTTTAACCAATTCAAAGAAGATTTTGCAATGCTCTGGCAAACATTATTTACTAATATACAAACATTAGTAACTACTTTTGTCCAAATTATCGTTGGTTTCTTCACCGCTTGGGGACAAACTGTTTCTAATATCTGGACGACAGTTGTAAATACAGTTCAAAGCCTTTGGGGAGCTTTCACAACATGGGTCGTTAATATGGCCAAGTCTATTGTTGACGGAATTGTTAATGGTTGGAATTCATTTAAGCAAGGTACCGTTGATTTATGGAATGCTACTATTCAATGGGTCAAAGATACATGGGCTTCATTTAAACAGTGGGTCGTTGACTCTGCCAATGCTATTGTGAATGGAGTCAAACAAGGTTGGGAAAATCTCAAACAAGGCACAATTGACTTGTGGAACGGAATGATTAACGGACTCAAAGGAATTTGGGACGGTTTGAAACAAAGCGTTAGCAATCTGATTGATAATGTAAAAACGACATTTAACAATCTAAAAAATATAAACTTGCTAGATATTGGTAAAGCCATCATTGATGGACTTGTAAAAGGATTAAAACAAAAGTGGGAAGATGGGATGAAATTTATAAGTGGAATTGGAGATTGGATTCGGAAGCATAAAGGTACAATTCGTGTCGACAGAAAACTTTTAATTCCCGCTGGTAATGCCATTATGAATGGTTTAAATTCTGGTTTAACTGGAGGTTTCCGTGATGTTCAATCCAATGTTTCAGGAATGGGCGACATGATTGCTAATGCAATTAATTCTGACTATTCTGTGGATATTGGGGCGAACGTTGCGGCAGCTAACCGCTCAATTAGTAGTCAAGTCTCTCATGATGTGAATCTTAACCAAGGAAAACAGCCGGCTTATGTAACCTTAAAACTCGGAAGCCAAGAATATAAGGCTTTTGTTGAAGATATTTCAGGAGTTCAAGGCTGGCAAAACGTCATGATGAATAAATTCTAGTCGGGAGGTAGAAATGTACAAGTTTAGAGATACGACAAAACAGAAGCATTATCGCAACCTTCCTTTTATTCCAACCAGCG